ACACGTAGATTTTCACGCTCTTATTTCGCGCTGCTGAAACTGTGACATGTAAGAATCTTTGGTTTTCTGTGGCGTAGCCATTTTGACCCTCCGTAGTAGAAGCTACGGTGGCTGATAGATTATCAACAGCAGATACCGCCACAGCTCTTGCTGTTTCTAGTGTGCCTCCTGGGGTGCTTCCGTGGCTTTTGGTACTGAGTGTCTTTGGCCTTCTCGTTCTGCCCCAGCTGGTGTGCTTAAATTGTGACATTTTATATTCTCCTAATCAAATTTATTAAACTTGTCTTTATATTTTTGGGTTGATTTCTGGGACAACCGCTTTTTATTTTCCCGTTTTTCTTTCATCTTTTGAGACTTCTTTTTAAAGTATCTCCTATTTTTTAACTCATCGAAAAGGCCTTTTTTCTTGCATTTTCTTGTAAACTTCTTGATCATCCTCTCCACTTGACTCTGATCGTGTATCACGATTTCAACGTGACATGGTTTTCCTCTACTCATCGTATCTCCTTTACTTTAGAGCGTTCCATTTTTGTCCTGCTACACTAAACAAACCGCTGATGTCTATACCAGCATCTCCAGGGTCTCTTCCTGCCATGGGTGAATGAGCCGAAGCACTTCCTGGTGAGCCACCATCCTTTAAAGGAGCTGTACCTTCGAAGATTCCACCCATCTTTGAATTGCCGATTGCATCAAGCATCTTTCTTTTTGTTTCCAAAAGTCTTTTTCTTTCCGCTTCCTGCATCTCTGCTATCATGGCCTTGTCATTTTTTGTTTTCTTAGACTCTTGTTGTGTCGTGTTTGCTTCAACCAAGGTGTTTTGGGCTTTCGCTATACCAAAAGCAACTTCAGCTACAAGATTTGAAAGTACACCTTCTTCAAATAATACTTCCTTGACACATTCTTTTATAATATTTTTTAATTCTGACTTTTTCATTTTTCTCCAAACTTATATAAAAAGTTATTCAATGCTCTGTTTATTTTATCTTCTTTTGTAAAGATGTTTGTAACCTCTTTTGCTTCCTTCAACATAAATGCTCCTGGTGTTGAGGGGTCCGATACCATATCGAAACAAAGAAGTTGAAAATCATCTTCCACCATTGTTACACCATTTCTCTCTGTTACAGAGCCCATGCCGCGAGAAGATATACCCAGAGAGCAACCAGCGTTAACAAGGCCTTCGAGAATCTTTCCGGATGGTGTCGGCAGTACCCTAATCGTACCTTTACATACCTTGCCTTCCATCCATATCTTGGTAACCATATGAGAGGCGTTTGCCAGATTTACTACAGAACTTTCTGGGTGATCTAATTCCCCGAGTGCTCGTCTTTCCTTCACCATTTTTGCGTAGTTGGCAACCTCTCTTTCCAATATGGCTTGAGGGTATACTCTGCCGTTTCCGTTTTGAGTCTCTGCCATTTGCATGACACCTGATAGCATACACCCTCCTTCTGCAACAAATTTTTTGTCAGCTTCCGTTAGCAGATCTTGGCATACACCTCCTTCGCATAATTCGTAATATTCTCTAATAAGTTTCATATCTATCCTCACAGCGGGGGTCACCCGCATCAGCTAGCAGCCGGCTTTACAGCGCCGGACTGGTCTAATCATTCTGTTTATTGTAATTAAATCTCTCATCTTTTCTCCTTTACAAGATGCTCAACCTTTATTCCATCGTCACCAAAGATCATGTTCCCTATATATGCAGCCGCAGAACCGGCAAACCCTAGTAACAGTCCAGTGATAAAAGAATTATCAAAAGTAAATAGTTGAGTGTAGCCCCTTATAGACCATAAAAATAAGCCGGCCCAAAAGCCAGTACACATAGGGCATTCAAGCAATTGCCCTAACTTTCCGGTCTTTGGGCGGATTGGGTCTAGGATTTTTCCGTAAACGAGTATTTGTGTTAGCCCATACGAAACTAGACAAAACCAGATAAAAGTCACGAATCCTCACTTTCATTCCCTTCTCTAACGAGGGAGTAATTGTACATAAAACCGTATGGCCTTACTGATGGAGAGTGAGAACCCTTACTTGCTTTCTGTGGTACATCCCCAAGCTCTGTAGAATCTTCAGGTGGTGGTCGCAGCATCGCGTCGAGTCTCTCATCATCATACTCTTCTGCTGTCTTAAAGTATGGTTTCTCATCCTTGATATATTCATGAATAGAATACAAAAATGCTTGGGAGCGGTCAATACCTGGTATCTTTGACTCCAAAAATTCTGCTTCCATGGATCCAAAAACGTTTCCACCCTTAACAGAGGATCTGTTTACAAGCCCCTTTCTTGCTAAGAACTGAAACATTCTGTCTTGTGTAGCATAAACCTTATCAGACATGGATCCTTTTGGAAAAGTTATACACTTTGACTTCTCTGTCATCAAGACTATATCAATATCCTCGTGGTCCAAAATGAGAATGTTACCATCCAATGTCCGGCGGGCCTTTAGATCTATTCTAGGGTCTAATTGTATTTCAACGTTAACTGTCATTTTCTTCTATCTCTTCCAAAAGTTGTTGTGTGTTTAAAACTATCTCCAACGTCTCTGTGTCTATCTGTTTTTCTTTTGTCTTGTCTAAGACATTATAAACTTTTTCTATCTTTTCTTTAAGAGAAGTGTCTTCTGATATTTGCTTGCTGTTCTTCACCTTAATGAGTCTCTCTTTAAGGGATCCAACTTCCTCATTAAGATATACTTTCAACTCAAGACCGTTATCAACGAAAGAAGAAATATAATTATTGAGAAGCTTTTTTTGGCTTTCGTTCAATTTATTTGAATACTCTTCATTAAAGTTTAATGCAAATGATCCATAAACCAGAGAGTCAATCGGCTGTTGAGATTCCTGCTCTACGATTACCGATGCGGACATCTGATCTATTATGTTTTCTTCTAATAGAACCCTATCCTTTACAGGAAGAGCATCTTGAAAGATAGAATAAACGGATGCTATGGTTTTATAGTTTGGAACAAAGTTATTGTACACCTTGTTTGAAAGTGTTCTGTTTATTTTATTTATGAGAGCGCTCTGTTCTTGAAAGAGTCTCTTTTTATCAAGAGAATCATGCTCCTCTTTAACTTGTAGTACTATCTTCTCTGCGGTGGTCTTTTCTATATCTCTAGTTTCGTAAATCGACCTATAAAGATCCAGTTCTCTTTTTAAGACAGACTGTCCTGAAAAGTGATCCTTTATAATAGAAACAATTTTGTTTTGTTTATTCTTGTTGTTTTTTACAACAGATTCAGTTAACTCTCTCACAAGTGCTTCATAAACAAATGCTGTGTTTCTTTTCTTATTATGTTTCAGTCTCATTATCTTTTTCCCTCGCTTTTAAGCTTTCAAAGAGAGCTTGTATCTCTTTTTGTTCTTTGAGTATTTTTCTTTCCTCTACTTTATAATTAGTACTTTGTGATTCATAAATACTGGTTGCTTTTGCCAAACCTGTAAGTTCACTATATCCTGGATACAACTTTCTTGTTGTTCCAGTCTCCGGTGAAGCAGCACGGTTCATATTCTTTTTTCTTGGACCAGAAGTTTTTCTTCGGTCGCCGCCGGCCTTAGTTGATCGTGGCTCGTACCAGCCATGGGATTTTTCTGTAGTTGTTCTCCCCTTAGAATCTTCTCTTTTACCTGGAGGTGCTGCTAGTAAATCACCTTCTTCCGGACCGGCTCCGGCGTCGGCACCAGCATCACCGCCTGCGCCGAGGTCGGCGCCGAGGTCTGCACCAAGTTCTGGTTCTGCGCCGACAGCTCCTACACCGCCAGCTTCGCCGCCGGCGTCACCGACGTCTAGATTATCTACGCCTGCGTCGAGGCCAGCAGTCATCTCTGCCTGCTCAGCTTCACCAACGGTCTCTAAGGCTGCCTCGAATCTCTTATCATAAAACATCTCTCTTCTATTTCTAACGAAATCATCATCCGACATTCCAAATAGTGTCTTGGCTAGCCACTGTTTTGAGAAGAACCCTTCTGTTGCTGCGCCGACAATATCAAATCTTGTCTTCCAATGTTCAAGTTCCTGCATCTCTGCAATTTTTGATGGGTTGTTTAAACGACAAGAGAAAGAAACCAAATCCTCCTCCCTGTAACCAAGTGTATACAAGTGAATGATTCCAATTTTCTCCAACTCTGTAATGATAGATCTTTGTAGCCTTTGAACAGTCCTGGCAAATCGTATGTCTTTTTGGGCTAACGTTGTTTTGTCTTCTACTGCTTTTTCTCCATCGGATGAAATATAAGCTGAAGGGATCTTCAAAGCTGAAAAGAGTTTATCTCTTAGGTATTTGACATCATCGATATCTCCTGTATATTTGCCTCCCGCTACTGATTCGATCTTTGTGTTGCTTTGGCCGCGGACAGGTATAAAATAATCTTCTTCTACAGATAAAGGATTATATCTTAAATCAACCCTTCCTGTGTTTGCATCAACAACCTGATTTCTTTTCATAGTGGTCATAACTTTCTGCATATACTGTTCAACATCCTGTGGTGGTACATTACCAACATCTATATAAAATGCGCGCCGCTCAGGAGATCTGGTAATTCTATATGCCATCATTGCATCTTCGATCAGGGTTAATTGTCGCCAGATGCGTCGGGCAGGTTCCAGTACAGAAGTTCCATAAGGGTTGTACTTGTCTTGTCCTAAAATACGAAAGTGTCCAACTTGCCAGTTTTCAAATGTAAGTCCGGCGGAGTTCCACTGATATTGGACATAATTTGGATTACCTTTATCTTCTCCCTCCATTCTTTCCAATTCTTGAGTCGGCAAGCCAATAACTGATGTAACGCCCAATTGGTCATCGATATCCAGATAAAGAAAAAAGTCTCCATATTTGCACATAGTTCTACACCATGAAAATAGATTATGCTGAAGATTTAGAACATTTGTATAGAGTGACTCTAATATTGCTTTTATCTCTTCATTTTCACACTCAACATGCAACATGGGAGACAACGAAGAATACGTTGTCATCTCATCGGCATATATATCCAGAGATGAAGCTATCTCTGGAGTGTATTCCATCTGATCAAAATCTACATATCTTTCAGTTCTCTGTTGACTTGCCATGTAAGAAGACTGCAAATTATCATATGGATTGTACGCAGTCTTTTTAAAGTCCTTGCCAGAGGCTGAGGTAAACTTATTTGCATACTTATCAAGATCTATTCTTCTAAGTCTATGATTATTTTGTGTTCTGTATTGTGTTAAAGGTCCTGACAATAATCTTGTCAGTCTTCTAAACAATAAACTTTGTGGGTTTCTTGTATTGTTTTTGTTCTTTTTGTTTCCAGCCATTTTTTATCCTTTAAACAACCATGGAAAATCGGTTGCTACCTTATGATGTTTACTCATAGCATCATTCATTTGTATTTTTTGAGTACCTACCATTCCTTTAATTCTAGTGTCTAGATCGTTAGTGTTCTTTGTTATCGCGCCGATAAAAGCTTTAGCATACTCAGCATCTCGTTGATTTACTGAAAGTGCAGTGTCTCTTACCCAACACCCTACGGCACAGGCCATTATCAAATCATCGTTATAAGATCTCATACACTCTGCTCTGCCATTATTCCAAACAAAAGTTTTCATTTCAGACATTAGTCTAGAAGAATATATCTTAATTAGATTGTTTCTAACGAATTCTTCCATCTTAGCGACGATTAACGGTCTTGTCTTTGAAGTGGTGGAAAACCCGGGGACCGCATTTGACATTTGGTCAGCCTGATATTCTTCCACGAACTCGTGCGTTGATTTAACGGAATGATACAAATTAGGGTATCTCATTTCTTTTAGTTTGTCAAGCACAGCAAAGCCAACAGAGTTATTTTCTACCACCAACAATCCATTACCATACTCTTGTCCCACGTCGAATAAGACCCTAGAAAAAACATCAGGTGTTACCTTCCCCTGATATTCTGCAACTATCTCCATTGTTTCCAACTTAAATACATGACAGACTGAATAATCTTTACCGTCGCCTCTCGCGACGTCAGCCGATATTAAGTAAGTATTTTCTTGTTTTCTTTCTTCCCATATCCACAGATTTCTATCAAAACCAGTTCTATACTTAGGATCTTTGACCATGTTGTAATAAATCTCTAAATCTTCTGCTGCAAACACAGTTTCACCTGACATGTTAAAGTTACATTCAAGCTCTTGTGCTATTTCTCTGCGAGACATGTTTCTAGTTTCTTTTTCGAACCATTCTTGGTCGCGATCTGGGTGAACATCCCATGGCAATTTTGTTGGGAAAAAATCATTTGCTTTATTTTCTGATTCTGAATATATCTTGTGAAACCAGTTTCCAACGCCATTGGGTGTTGATAGTGCAATACAGCGACCACCCGTTGATAGTGTAGGGTAAAGACCCATCCAAAGCTCATCTAGACCTTCAACGTGCG